ACATTGTTTACGCTTTCATTTTCTAATTCGTTATTCTCCATAACATTTCCTTTCATATGAGATTTTTGCGCTTTTCTCTTGCGAATTTATAGTTATAAGCCCAACTATTTAGGCAGTAAAAAAAGAGCCTATTGGCTCTCATTACTCATTATTTGTGGTGCAGGTTGTTGTGCCTGCTGTAATATTCTTGTTACATATTGTAATACTTGTGGATTACTTGCTATTTGCTCACTTATCTCTGGTGGCAATAGCTTTTTCTTCCTTATTTGTTTTAATCTTGCTTTAAATGGCATTGCATTATCTGGATATAATTCTATAAACTCATCAAATGTTATATCTCCTCTTTGCAACGATGCCTCTAACAATGCTATAGACATAGATTCAGAATAAGCACTTCCAGCACCTACATCTATAACTGTATTAAATTCCATACCTCTATACTGCGCACCATTAAATGTTTCTGTTGTTGTTCCTTCTTCTCCTTCAACAGTATATATAGTATCAAAATCATAATATGCTTTAAAAAACTGTTCCCATATCTTTGCTATCTTGGAATGAACTCTCCAAAACTTCTTCTGCATATCCTCAATAGGAACTTTTGCTTGACTTTGTAATGCTACAATAGCACTTCCTGACATATTTGCTCCTAATACTTCTCCTGATGCTATCTCTGTTGCTCCTGTGAATACTCTTACAAGTTCTATTAACTTGTCTGATACTGCCATAGGTGTTGAGCTAAATGCAGGTGGATTTAAGTATTTTATACCATCAAATCCAGGAGAATAATCAGTTATTATTTCTCCAGGTTTATTTGTTATACTTTTTCCATTTAATGCTCTTGGTCTAGTAACTATTTTAGGAAATCCTATATTCTGACCTGCCATAAGCATCATAGCATAGTTAAAGTTGATAGATTTTTGTATTGCAATAAGCTGTTCTACCTCACTTATTCCATAAATACTTCCTTCTCTATCTTTATGTTGTCCTACTGCTATTGGATATAAAGTCATTTTAAAACTTGCTTCTACTGGTTTATCTGCTACTCCTAATGAATCTGTATCTTCATTTAATCTATTATCTTCATCTAATTCAAGCTTAACTGATTCTTTATTTGGAGTTAATGGTGTTTCAGGTTGTATAACTACTTGCTTTGTAGTCTTTGTATAATAAACTTCTCCATTTACTCTAAAATATCTAGTTAACACAGTAGCATATGCTTCTCCATCTTGTTCTTCAGTATCATAATTCTTTTCTGAATCTTCATCTGCTTGTATTAGTTCAATTTCACTATCTTTTATTCCATTTTTCTTTGCTATCTCTTTTAATGTTTTTACATTTTCTCTACTTTGCAGTATTATCCATTTTTGTTTTTGTTCATCTGTTTCTTTTGGATTTGCAAATACTACATTAAGTAAATCTACTAATTGTCCATTTAATCCTCCAGCATATCTTGCAAGTCCTGTTTTTTGTTCAGTATCCCAAAAATAATGATATATATATGTTCCTTTTCTTAATCCATCAGTTATTGCTTCATTGTCTAAATCTTCTTGTTTTAATTCTTTGTTGATATTCAATGCAAAGTTAGTTAAACTTTCAGCACCTTTTACTGCTTCATCATTTTCAGAATCAACATATACCAATGGCTTATATATCATCTTTATTTTTGCAGATAATATATTTGACTTTTTGTTATTTAATATAAATTCAATAATATTTAGAACTGGTCTTGGTAAATTCTTTGTTCTTTCTGTTGCTGGCGCCCATTGTCTGCCTTCTGCAAAATCAACACACATCTCACATGTTTCTTTTAAATGCAGTTTTCTTTGATATGCCAATCCATTTTCCCAATCTTTCCATATTTCTTTTGCAAGGTCTATTCTATCCATTATTTAATCTCCTTTTTTGTTGATTCCTCACCTGTGATATATTCTTCATATACATCATTTGGAGTTATAGCATTTGTTCCATCTTTTTTACCATTTATCCATTCATCTACTAAATCTCCAATATCATTTGGTGGATTATCTTTTTTTCTAAATGTAATATCTGATGTAACAAAAAAATAAACTAGGAATGGTATTGCTCCTAGTAAATAACCTATTATAACTGATACTAATATCATCTTTTATTCCTTTCTCTACCAACTATAATCATCTTCTGCATCTACTACTTCAAGTTCAAATGGTAGTCTTTTAACTTCTTTTATTTCCTGTGGCTCTAAAGTCCAATATACACAAAAACCTCTAATTGCATCTGGTCCATGTGTTATTTCATGAGGTTCATTACATACATCTCCAATTCTTTTTGGGTCATGTTGTAATTGTGGTAAACACCTTATAAGATTTGTGCAAGTATTAAATATCTTTAACCTTGCTGTTGTTTTTCCTTGTTCATCTGTAAATGGCTTTAGCCACTCTTTAACTTGTAGCCAGCCTTGTATTCTATCATTATTTGTTTTATATAAGTCTATATCTCCTTCTGCAAATATATCTGCTGTGCTTTTTCCAGTTTCTTTATGCCTATTCCACATATCAGGTGGTGCTAAATGAATATATACATCTTCATTTGTCATACTCTTAATTAAATCTCTTGCACTTGATACTAGCAAATCAGGTTTATATACTTCTCTTATTACATATGCATTGTTTTGTGGGTCCACTGCTATCCAGTAACCTGCAAGCATATCTAATCCATAGTCTAACGTAAAATATATATACCAATGTTTTGGTATTTCAAATGGCTCTATTACATGCACATCTCTTCTAAACTCATCAAAGAATTGTCCATCAAACACATCCCAGTTACCATATAACATTGCTTTTTTTCTATCTTCTGGAAGAGCTTCTAATGTCTTTACATAGTCAGGGTCATTATTCATAATATATTCATTTTCAAATACTAATGCTGGAATAAATACATAGTCATCTGCATTTTCTCCCTGCTTATATTCTTTATCAATAAACAATCTTTTTACCCATATATGTCCTACTCCACCTGGATTACATGTAAAATACATTCTAGGTTTAATAGGTTTTCCACATTGTCCACTCAAACGATTAGATTCTGTTAGACATTTAAACTGAAATTCAGTAAAATGTGTTGCTTCTTCCATGAATATTACTTCATATGCTTGACCTTGATATTGCAATACATCAGTTTCTTTATCACAGTAACCTAATTTTATTCTACTTCCATTTGGGAATCTAAATTCCTTTGTGTTATCTTTATATGTAGCTACACCTTGTAATTCTTTTATAAATGGTATAACGTGATTCTCTCTTAACTCATTTAATGTTCTTCTTAACAACAATATTTGCACACCAGGATAGTTTAGAGCTATAAGTGTTGCTTTTCTTCTTGCTACATGGCTCTTGCCTCCACCTCTTGCTCCTCCATAACATGTATATTTAGCTCTACTCAAGCAAAATTCTTGTTGCTTTGGATATAATACACCGATTTCATAGTTCATTATTCAGCAAACCTCTTTATTTCATCACTCATACTAACTGTTATATTACTGTTTTCTGTTGATTCTCCTTTTGCTAATGCTCTCTTATCGTATAATGTTCCTACTGCTGTTGTTATTTCTGATAATTTATTTAATTGTAATGCTTCTATTTTATTTGCTAATGCTTTCTTCCTCTTGTAGTTAGCATCTTTATCTTCTAAATCCATTACATCATCCAGCATCTTATCCAGTTCATTTTGCTGTTCTAATGCTGTGTCTATTCTTCTCTCCAACAATGTTGTTGCTTTGTCTATTATTCTTGTTGCTTTATCTGCAAACTCTTCCTTTTTATCCATGCATAGTTTTGCAAATTCCTCTTTTTCTATATTCTTTTTATACACAGTTTCAACAGTTTTAACTGGTATATCTAACTGCCTTGCTGTTTCATTAAAATTATTTGTTCTAAATACTGATACCATTATTTTATAAATAGTTTCATTATCTGTTTTCTTCCCTTTTGCCATAATCTTTACTCCTTACATTAGAATACCAAAATAAAAATAATGCTATTGGTGCTCCTATTATTAGAATTAGGATTGATACTATTGTATCTAGCATAACTAATCCTCTCCTTCATACCACTCAAAACTTTTGTTAATGAACTTACTCCATTTGATATAGTTCTTACATCTAAATGATTGTGTTTTTACTCCACTACCATCATCTATTTCTCTTATAACTATATCTTCTTTTTCACACTTTTCTTTGCAGTTAATACACTTTGTGCACACTGCCTCTTTGTATTCTTCAATATTCATCTCTGCTATCTCCTTTGTATCAATATTTTATTTTCCTTAAAATACTCATTAAAAAAGACAGCTTATTAGCTGTCATAATATAATTAAAGAGGTTGATATATGAAAAAACATATTTATTATAAAATAATAAGAAAGGAGGTGATGCCTAAAGAGGCATCCCTTGGTCTATCTGACAGGACTTGAACCTATAACCTCTGGTATCCAAAACCAGCCGTCTACCATTGACATTACAGATAGGTGTTGCATGTTTTTACAAGTTCATCTCTTGCTTGCATTTCCTATAACTAGAATTAGGATGAGCTTCTTCTCTTTCTATATGCTCTGCAAGATTACAGTTTACTCAAGTAAAACTGCCAACTCCCTCTTGAATCGTTGACACACATTCAAGGTAAGCGCTCTTTATAGCTATCATCTAGTTTCCCCAAAAGAGTAAAAGGTATGTAAAAAATTAGAGATAGTTTTATATACCTATCTCTATTATACATTATAACATATCTTTTTCTGAAAAAAGGGTATTTTTTTGTATTTTTTTGTAATTTATCCAAATTTTCTTCTTTATAACTGATATTTTCTTTTTCATTCCTTGTTCAGAGTATAATTTATTGTATTGCTTTTCATATGATAACAATATATCTGTCATTTTATAATTATGTAGTAAAAGCTGTAGTATAAATTCCTCTTTATCATTAAACATTTTAAATACTTCACTTAATATATCTACTTCTATCTTTATAGTATTTATTCTATCTTTTTCTAGTTTTATTATCTGCTTGATTTTTCTCCTTACTCCATCTCTTCTTTCAGTTTCTTGTTCTATTGGACTTATATACAAGCCTTTAGCTTTTGGCATACCAAATGTATCATTTACTTTTAATGTATCATACCATTCTGCTAAATATTCATCATCATAATAATGATTGTTTAATTCCTTTTCCCATACTTTTATTCTTTCTTGTCCTATTTTTACATAGTCTTTATTTTTATAATATTCC